GTGGCCGGGCGGGGGATTGGGGCTAGGATGGGCATGGCTAAAATATTGGCTTTGTCCACATCCCAAACCACACACCTACTTGTGCGATGATGCTAAAGAAAAACATCAGTTGTAAAACTTTGCCGATAGCTGACTCCGCATACTTAGCTCCGCCAATAAGGCCGAAGAATACAAGCACTCCGGCGAGAATGAAGCAGTGGGGCCACCAGTAAATATTTTCTGCGGTCCAATGGTGCCAAAGATGTGCGTACCAATATGTCAGGCCAGAGCCGCCAAGCAGACCGGCAATAATTTGGAATGGAAGTGGGGTGGTGTCGGATGTCATGGCCCCAACAATAAGCCCGGCCCGCCAAAAAGGCAAGGTCGGGCTGCTGGATTGTTTGACCGGGCGGCGGATTGGGGCTAGGATGGGCATGGCTAGGCTTTCTTGGTGGTGACGAGTGAGATAGCTTCGTCCTTATCGGCGACTTGGAATTTTGTTTCAACCCGGCCTTTGCCGTCATCTGTCCACTCCACCATTTCCGGCCATTCCAAGGTCAATTCTGGAGGCTTACCGCCAAGGGCCTCAACGGTTGCTGCCATCAAGTCGCCCATGCTGCGGGCTTGGATCATGCCACGGCTAATCTCAGCGAGGCAGGTTTCCATTTGCTCCTTGGTGGGAAGATTGAAGATGTCGCGGAGCGTGCGAATCTCAAAAGTAGCTGGTGGCGTGTCGGATGTCATAGGCTCCAACAATAAGCCCGGCCCGCCAAAAAGGCAAGGCCGGGCTGCTGGATTGTTTGGCCGGGCGGCTTAGGCTGCCACGGCTTTGATGACGGCGAAGTTGAACACCGGCTGTTCCGTGGTCGTTCCGCTGGCGTTGGCAAGCGTGATCTGGCAGGAGCCCGCCGCCGTTGCGCTAACAACCTGGGTGGTGTATTTATCGGTGCCAGACTTCTGGCTGATAACGACCACATCGGTTGCAGCGATGGCGGAGTTGGTGAGCGTGAACGAGAACGGCGTTGCCGAGCCAGCCGCGCTAACAAGGGTGATGGCACCACAAACGGCGTTGATTTCAACGGCTGTGGTCCGGCTGCCGGACTGGGTAGCCGCCCCGCCCGCGCCAGTGGCATAGCCCACGCCAGCCGAGGCCGAGGTGGACTTGAAGCCGATGACAGAGGCGAGATAGCTTGCCAGTGTGGCAAACGTAATGCGTCCGATGGAGGTCGGAGCGCCGCTTTCCTTGGAAACATCCGTGAGCGGGATGTTGTGCGAGGTGGACAAAGCCGATACCGACGTAATCGACGGAATATCTTTGCCTGCTTGGGGGAAGAGAGAGAGAAGCATTAGAGTAGGTAGCTAGGGGGTTGCGTTGAGTTTGCCAAAAGGGCCGCCCGGCGGGTGGGCTAGGCGGCCCCTTGGCGTGACCGTTAGCTCACCTCCGGCATACCGGGGGCATTCCAGGCTCCATAGACCACGATATAGCCATTTTTCACAAGAGCGGCGTTCTTGTAGGCGGTGGCACCCCAGACCATCTGAACACCGATACCGAAACGGTTGGTGTAGTCGTTTTCCTGGGTAACGCGCTGGCCCATGGCGGTGCTGGCCTTGCCGTTGACGGTGCCGTAGCCGCAGTACACAGCGTTGTTTCCAAGGAAGTAGCCGCAGACGTATGGCTGGCCCTTACTGTTGACCGGGATCATCAGCGAGCCCACGGGAATGACGCCCTCTGTGAGGTAGCCAGCGGTCCAAGGAGCAGTGCCCCAGACGATGGTGGAACCAGTGAGAGTGGTCTGGTAGTCGCCGGAGGCCGTGGAGCCAAGGCGGGTAAGGTCGCTTCCGCCCACATCGCCGAGAGTGAAGCCGTCGGAGGTTGTGTAGTGGAAGAAGCTGTACTTACCGGCATCAGCACCAGAACCGTTAATCACCATCAGATAGCGATCCGTGGAGGTGGAGGCGATGAATGTTTGCTCGAAAGCAGTGAACGGAGCGCCGGGCCAGTAGCGGAAGTAGTCGTTCCGGGTCTTGGCGATGGCGTTGTCAGTGAGCACCGTGGAGCCGTTGAAGCCGCCGCCCTTGAGAACGGTAAGCGCCGTGGAGGTGCCTTTGGCTGGGATGGCTTCGCCGAGGTAGGCGCGAGGAGCGCAGAAAGCGCCCTGAGCCGCATCGGCAGCGGTGTTGGAGACTGCCCAGTTGTTGAGCATGACGCCATCATACTCCGGCAGGTTGCCTGCAAACAGGTAGTTGGTAGGGCCACGGGTGCCAGCGGTGGCAAGCAGGCTTTCCCAAGTGCTGTTTTCGCGGAGGCCCTGGAAGAGGTAGTCGTTGCCCTGGAAGAAGTACTTCAGGATGCGCTGGCCGTTGGGGCCACGGGCAATCTCGATTTCCTGCATCTTGATGCCGTTCGCCATGATCTTCGCTTGGGAGATCGTGGCTTTGGTGACGACATCGGTCGAGGTGAGGGCGTTTATGCTAGCCTTGTTGCCAGCAAAGAGCGTGTTGTACGTCTCCAGGCTGCCGAGCATGACGGCTTCGATACAGTCGCACTTGAGGCGCTGCACCCATTCGTTGAGGCCACGGCGGGCGCTCTGGTCAAACGTGGTGCCGATGAACGTCAGGTCTTTGGTGGTGACGGTTTCGGCAACGGCGTGACGGTGAAGGCCGATAGTCAGCGTGAACTGGCTATACTTGCGGACTTCTTCAGCGCCGACGAGGTTGGTGTTGCCCTGAACGCCCTTGCCGCCGAGGCCAGCTTCAGACGAGAAGACGATGGTATTTCCGCGAACCTTGGAGGTGTCGAGCACTTCCTTGACGGGCTTGACAGAGCCAAGGCCGCCCATGAGTTCGGAGAACGGGTTATAACGCTCGTTGTCGAAGGCGATGCTCGACACCCAGAGAATCTGGCGGGCGTAGGTTGGGGACTGCGCGACGAGTTCGGCGACTGTCTGCGCGTTGATTTCGGTATATGAGGCCATTAGAGTGGTGTGGTGATGTGACTTGAACAGATTGAACCGCAGGGCTTCGTGGACCCTGTTAATCTGTCGTCACGCCACACAGGCGTCGGCCCCTTGCGGGAACCGCTATCTCTAAGACATTCGTATTGCGTTACTGCCAGCCCCAAGCACGGAGCCAAACAGCCCGGCAAGGCCGCCCTCCTTGGCCGCAGCCATTGTCTGGGCCACGATGTCAGGCGTAGTTGGCTGGCCGGGCGCGGGGCGCTGGGCCATGGCTACGCTGGTCGAGGCCGGGGCCGCCGGGGCCTTGGCTGGCACGGGGCCAGGGGCGGGCTGAGGTTGGCTGACTGGCACGGCGGGAGATTTGGGGGAGGCGCGCATCTGGGCGGCCAGATTGGCGGCGTACTCGGCCACGGCGGTAGGGGAGGTGCTGGCGAACTCAGGGGTCACGGCAAGGAGGCTCTTAACGGCGAGGGTGGCGGGGTGGTTGTCGTCGCGCAGCTCGGGGTACTGGTTCATCGCCAGTTCAAGGGAGTCGTCGCCGATTTCCTCAAAGGCTTTTTCGGCGGCGGCCTCGGTCTTCATCTTGGCCTCTAGGGCGGCTGCCATCTCGGGGGTAAACTCCACAATGCCCTCAGCGTTGCCTTGCAGGTCGGCAAGTGCTTGTGCGGCCTCTTGAGCGGCCTGGGCGGCGGCGTTGTAATCTTCGAGGGCCTGCGTAAACACAGGGGCCAAGTCAATCGGCTCGGCTGCGGGGGCTGGGGCGGCCTCTTCGGGGGCGGTGACGGCGGCGTCCGGTTGAAGTTCGTAGGTGCCTGGATCGGTGGCGGGAATTGGCGAAGCTGGATCTTGGCCGCCTGCGTCGTCCGGGTCGGCCATCAAATTGCCCGCCACGGGCGCGGTCTTGCTGACTCCGGCGGAAAAGGCGGCGGCCAGCTCGGCGGGGGACTTGTCTAAGTTCCCGTATAGCTGGTCTGCTGGATTCCAAGGGGCGGCTGGAGTGTTGTCGGACATATTGGTGCTAGTATTGTGTGTAGTTATGGATTTGTTGCAAGGGGAAGTTTTAGCAAGAAAAAGCCCGCCGGGCGTTGGCCGGGCGGGCTGAGGGCTAGTTATTCGACAATCTGCCAGTCTTCGGCCAGCATGTCAGTTTGGGAGGCGAGCCAGCCCATGAGGATTTCGTTTGTGGCTGTTTTCATCGTGATGGACGGCAAAACAACCGCCGTGCCGCCATTTTCGCGGGCAAAGGCCGCATTATGCGGGCTCCAAAAGTTTTCCGCTGCCACTGTTCGCTTTCCATCGCAGGAAAGCGCCAGCCACATACCTTTTCCGTTCCAGCCTGCGCGGGCTACACGCTTGCCGAATTTGAGGGCTTCGATGGCATGGCCGAATGTCAAACCATCCGTCTGGCGGTAAGACCGCTCAAATACATCCTTGGGGGACCAAGAGATATAGCCAACGTGGTCTGCATGATTGGCGTTTCCGCCATCCAGGTATTCCACTAGATAGCCTTCTGCGGCTTGGTTCTCGCCTTCTGGCGGCGTCCAGCCACGTTTTGCATTGTAGTCTCCAAGAATCATTGGAGTTGCCAGGATATTTTTGGTGCCGAGGTATTGTTTCATATTTGGTGGATAGTTTGCTTGGCAATACCGGCCAAGCTCGGGTGTGAGGTCATGCCTCGAAAACTGCGCGGTGCTTCTCCAGAAAGGCGGCCTTCTCAGCCAATGGCACCCCGGCGGCGTGGATGCAGTAGGGCTCCATGGGCAGGCGGTCGTAGAACTTGTGCTTCCAGGCCATCGGCCAGAAGTTCCACTCATCCGGCAGAAAGTGCATGTCCACGCCGGAGCGGTGGAATGCGGCATTGAGTAGGCTTTGCTCGGTGACATCCAAAGTCTTGACCTCGCCCGCCCGGCGCTGGGCCATCAGGGCGGAGGCCAGCCGGAAGGCCTCGGCCACGGCGGGCAGGCGGGGATTGATCACCATAAAGCCGGTGTTCACATAGCGGTCTGGCGGCATATCGAGGCCAAGGGCGTCTTGGAGGCAGAACGTGCCGTGGAAACTGTGGCGGGTGGCGTCCTGCACGGCGGCGATGCCGTTCAGGTTGGCGAAGCGAGCAAAGCTGACTGGGCGGATGAACCAGAGATCCGCATCGAAGAACACCAGTGTACGGGTGCCTAGCAACGGAAGGATGTACTTCATGTCGTAGCTATCGTTGCGGTCGGTGGTGATAACTAAGGCGTCGAGGCCTGAGTACTTGCGGAAGCGGGCGGCAGCCTCGTTGGCTAGCTCAAAGTAGCCTGGACTGGCAATGGTAACACCGAGGATGTCGGAAATCTCGCTCATTTGAATAGGGCGTTAGGATTGCCTTCGCCAAGTTTGAGAAGGCAGCGGTGAAAAATCTCTTTGTTACCGACAAGGTTTTTGGGTGCCAGCCAAGGGGCGTTTTCTCGTTTGTGAGAAATAGCAGCAAGAACATTGAGGGCGCGGATGTCGTGAATCATCTCGTCCACACGCATGGGCCATTTGTCCCAATCGTATTTGTGGGCAATACCACGCCAGATTTCCACGATGCGGGCGGCTGAATCGTCTATCCGAATACCCTCAATGTAGAGAGCATACTGATTGAGAACAGCGCACCGCAGCCAATTCAACACGCATGGCGGCCATAGCTCGGCCCCGTCGGCATAAACGATGTCGTTCACAGCGGCAATCCTCCACCGAGCCTCATTTAATTTACCGTTTAGGACCATTAAATATGCCTCTGCCGTCAACTGGCTTATCTGCCAGCGCACGCCAAGAGGTGTGTGTGGGTATTCATTCGCCACGCCTTCCACATGAGTACGCCAATCCTCCAATGTGATTTCTCCTTCTGTCACTCGATAAGTAAGCCAGCACTTGGCATTGTGGCGGCGACTCAAAGATGCCTCACTGTCGCCCAAAGCACCCCACGCAAAATGATACTGCGTAGTTTTGTGCGCTACAGAACTAGGGGCTAGCAAGTGGTAGGCCGCAGAATCTCCGCCCTGCATGAAAGCTCGATACATCCGGCCCGCCCATGTCCCGGCGCACTTGTCATGCCACGGCCTGGGCATACCGTGCCAAGCCACCACTCGGGCGTTGGCCTCGCTCTGGGCCGAGCCAGCCACATGGACGTGCTTTTTGTAGCTCAAGATTCCGTCAAGCACATCGTCTAGCAGGCCGAGGCGGCAGCCCATGGCGGCCAGCCGGGCGAAGGTGTGGCCCATCTCGGACTTGCGCAACTCGGGCTCCATGCCTTCTGTGACGGCTCGGTGGTCGCCATTCCAGATCATCACGGCGTTTGCCCACTCGTCAGGCTTGTAGAAATCGCGGGTGCCCCAGACCATATCAGGCGGGCAGGCCATAGCTAAGGCTGTAAACGGCGTGAGGTGGCGGCAGAATAGGGTGTCGAGGCCAGTGAGGATCGTTGGCCCCGTGAACCGCCAAGCCTCCTGCACCGCCCACCAGCCCGGCCAGTCAGTCTCTAGGCGGATGTGCCAAGGCTCGGTTGGCGTGTCGGTGAGGCACCAAAACTGGAAATCCTTGTCAGTGTTGAAGGCTTGGAACTGGCTGCGTAGGCAGGCGGCGTGCTCTAGTGTGTAGTCTCCGCCGGAGCGGCAGACGACGACGAAAGCGGGGGCTGAGGTAATGGGTGTTAGCATAGCTTGGTGATCGTCTCGGCCTTTGTATAAACCGTGGCGAAGTCGGGAACGTCATGCAGCACCAGCGCCCCGGCTCCCACCATGGCCTGCCTGCCTATCGTAACGCCGGGCATGATGACGGCCCCGGCCCCGATGCTGGCCCCAGCCAAGACGGTTGGCGGGCGGCGGGCATAGGCCGTGTTGCCTGCCACGGGGCGGTCGTCATCACAAAAGGTGACGTTTGGACCAATGAACACATTGTCTTCAATCTTCATACCGGGGGCAGTGATGGTGCCATGGCCGATGCGGACGTTGGAGCCAAGTTGGCCGCCTGCGCTGATTTCGGCGTGGCTGCCGATGGAGCAATTAGCGCCAATTACAACATTGCGCTGAATCACAGCGAAGTGCCATACTTTGGTTGTTTCGTGGATATTTATCCATGCAGATGCGTCGATATAACACACACCTTGCTCTATGTCGCTACGAGCAGAGCCATGGAACTCGTTTGGGGAGTTGTATTCAGCATTCATAGATTCAAACGGGAAACCGCCCACATACCCGGCACATCCAAGACAACAGTGTAAGAGCCCGCCACACGGCGAGCCTTGGAGAAAAGCGTTTCCGCGTTGGGTTCTTCGTGGTCGGGTAGGCCGATGCCACGCAGGAAGACTTGCCACATGGCGCGGGTGAGTACGGTGGTGACGTGGTGGTGGTCTTTCCCATGGGCGGCTTTGGCAACTTGCCGGTGGAGTTCAAAGGCTACTCGCTCCTCGGTCATGCGAAGTAGTCGATCTTGGCTAGAGTGCGGCGGCGGAGTTCGGCCAGCATAGCTGATTCCTTCATACCGTCTGCCCATTTTGGCCGTAGCTGGTAGTGAGGTTCATCTTTAATGGATGTCCAGTCGCCGCCCCATTCAAAGCCAAGCCACTTGCCGATGTGGGCAACGGTCTTGTAAAGTGGGGATTCGGGCTGGTATTTACCGCCACTGAAAACTCCAATATCGAAGGCGAGGCCAAAGTTGTGATTCGAGTAGCCTGC